AACCGGATTACTAAATTTACTATCGACCGAACCAGTTGCTATAATAAGTTCTGCTTGTCTATAGTCGGCAATAGATACTACTGATCCAATTGGACCTCTTCTATGTTTTATTGTTTGATTACTCATAATATTTTATTCCATTACTTATTAGTATAATCTAATATCTTTTCTTCTTATATAAATATTTACTTCGTTAGAAAAACTCTCCACAATCAATACTGTCTTGGGAATTGCCAATTTGTATAGATGCAGATGCAATATATGATCCAATTTGTTTTTCTAACATTTTTATTCTTCCGTTAACTTTTATTGCTGAGCCTGCATCTGTTGGGTCAGTTTGAGTAAATTCAGCACTACCTGTTACAGCTAAAGAACCTGACAATTGTAAATTTGTACGAAGTTGCTTACCGCTTAATTTTCTACCCATTTTTTAACTCCATCTTCCATTTATAGTTATAGTATCAGTAGACTCAATATCATATCCTAATTGTCCAAGACTAAATGTTATATTTTGTGTTGCATTTCCTGTTGGTGTCCAATTATACATATGTTTGTCAATATATTGACCATTTATGTAAAGATTAAATTCTTGTTTAGTTGCCAATTGGCTGTTTGTAGGATTAGTTGCAGCTGCAGCTGGTACTGTTATACTATTACTACTAACATACTGTCCAAATTTATCTTGTAAATTAGTTAGGTATGTCATTGCATTTGCATCAATTTTGACACTTTTGCCGGCTGCAGTAGCACCAGATACTACTAATGATCCTCCAGACATTACTTGTTGTTTTACATTTAATATTTTTTGAGGAACTACCGTTGTACCAAATATGTTATGTCCAATGTCGACAACTTGCGCAAAATTTACTTGCTTTAATGAATATCGTTTTTCTACTGTTGATTTTCTATATTCTTGTTCCGCCATTAGTGTACCATTTACTGTTAATGGCATATTACATCTAACTATTCTATCTTCTCCAACAGTATTAATAGTTTCGAAACTTAATGATCTAATAAATGTTCTATATTTATTGAACTCATTACCCCAAGCAAAAGTTCCATATGGCATAATTTGTTCAACTAACTCATTCATTTGCGTAGTAAAATCTGTCCATATTAGTAAGTCATATTCTATATCTACATATTCTGGTATATTAACTGCATATAATTCTGCGGACTTAACTGGTTCATTAATTTGTAATGGTAATATTGAATCTGTATATCTATTTCGTTTATTAAATTTATTTTTATATATGATTTGATTTCCAGAGACATTTCTATTAACATCTAATTTTTTTAATTGATCTCTTTCTTGTAGTGAGTTTCTTTTTATCATTATTAATGGAGATTGTAACATTCCTTTTTGATCACGCAAATATCCTAATCTTCGTACGTTATCCCATTTTTCACCATTTGAATATATTACAGGAACTTCTACTAACTCACCATTAGCTTCTACTTGTGGTTGTATTTCATTTTCAATAAACCATTTTATTGCATAATCAATATCATATACAGTCCTTTTTGGTGTTTTAACAACATCATTGTCTCTTCTTGTTTCATTTGCTCTATTAAATTTTGGATCTGGAATAATCGATTCAGTACTTTTTAAAGACGGTTTATTTGTTTTTCGATCAATATTTTCTCTATTAAATCTAGGCATTAGCTAAATCCTTTATATGCTGGTTCGTCGTTATTACTTCCAAATCTCATTTTTCTAATATTTGCTGGCGTTTGTCTTGTTACATGCGCATCACATAAAACAGATACGCTATAACCAAATTTATCTCCATTTGACCATGTTTCCGGGTTCTTTCCTGCAAAATATTGATTTGCATCTACATTATCTAATTGGTAATATTCATCATCCCATTTAATAATATCTCCAACTTCTGGATAAAAATTTGCTTTTTCTAAAATATCTCTAGATATACCGAATTGAGCGGTTCTATTATATGAATGACCATAATCATCCATTTGTCCGGATTTATTTTCTTTTGTTATAAGTGCAGGAATTAATATAGAATCAAAATATGTTTTAGATGTAGATTCTCCATATATATTAGAATTAGATTCTTCAACAACTAATTTAAAAAATTCTATTTCAGTATCAATTATTGCATTTAATAATTCTGCGTTAATTGATGCTAAGAATTTTGCATCCCGTTGTGTTCCAAATAATGCCATATTTATCCTACATATATTTTAGTTGGTATTTTAGACAATACTTCATTCATTGCATCATTTTCAGCTTGTTGTCTAGCAGCCATACTTTCTTTTGTCATTTTTTCTAAGAATTCTCTTAACTGAGTAATCAATGCGTCTTTTTCAGATTGTCCTTGACTAATTAATTCTGCTCCATTTAATGTTACTTCTGAATTTGGTATAGGTACTGACGAATATTTACCTCTTACATATCCTAACATTTCTTTTACTAGAGCAGCTCCATATTTTATTATCCAAGCCCTACCCATATCATTTATTTGACTATATTTTTGATATGTATATGGTATATTAGATGCGTCACTTACTACACCAGACATTGCTGCTGTATTACCAAATAATATAGATTCATTTGCTTTTTGCTCTTCATATGTATAATAAACATAAAATTCATCAAAATGTAAATCTGATATAGATGCTGATGGAGATGGCACCGGATAAATTTTAATATCGTCTCCGTGTATTTCAAATGACCAATGTGATTTACGAATCCTATCATTAAATTCTATAGTTTGTATTCTTAATAAATCTTGATGTAAAGGCATCATCATAAAATTAACAGATGGTGAAAATCCTCCAAAATCAAATGCATCTAATAAATTTTGAGATCCTAATCCTGTTCCTACAAATGGATCAAAGTATCTTATAATAGCTGGAGGTACATGATGTAATACTTGTTTTATTTCAATTGAGCTAGTTGCTGATAATGGTAAGTTTGATTCTGATATAGCTGTTTTTATATTATAATCTTGTTGTCCAGGTTTTGTCTTTACACAAACTTTATGCCATTTTTCATCTCCGCCTGATCCAGCTTCTGCTCCATATGTTTTAGATAATTTTGTAATATAAGATAAAGAAGATCCAACTAATGTATCTGATAAGCTTTGTGATACTAAGAAGTCAGACCCTGTTTGTACACCTAATGTGCTTAATAAATTATTTGTAATATTAACTTGATTAACTTGATTTGAATATTCAATTACAGCTGATTCGAATGCTGTATAGAAATTTATATCAATTAGTTCAACATCCATAATTGGATATCCAACATTTTGTGCTGCAAATTTTGCAAAAGCATCTGATTGTGATTGAAACATCAAATCATTATCAAAAAACCCAAATGGAGTTTGACCTGGAGAAAATGATGAGCTCCCGGGCCAAATTGGTTTATTCTCACTATAATCCATGTTGTTATTGCCTTTTTATAATTAATTAAGTTTTGTTAAGGTAGTCTCTAATAATTGCATTTGTTCCAATGTTTCTATTTTACCTACACACATTTTTCTAATTGCAAAAAATGATTTTCGTGGAGGGTAAGGAGTCATAATTTTTACTGTTATTAATTCTGCTCCTTTTCCTAGGTCTTGTTCGATATGAACCATTAAGACCATTCTAATTGCTCGTATGCGGTCTAAACAATCAACTAGATTACCTTTATAACGAATTCGCATTTGCATTGAATATTTTACTCTTGGTACTGCCATGATACTTCTAACTTAGTTTCTTTTTATATAAATATCAAAACAGTAAGAAAGGGATGAAATAAATCACCCCTTTCAACATTAATATACTATTTTAATAAAAAATATTAAATAGTGTCTAATCCAGCAACATATACTTTACCGTAGAATTCTGGTCTTACCATTTTCTTAGCATATCTTGTCATTACACCTTTTCTTGGTGTGAAGTTAACAGGATCGTATACTAGTGGAGTCATGATTAATGGAACATATGGAGCATATACTGCACCAGTTTCAAGGAATTGAGCTCCTCTATAACCCATAAGGATTACGTTCTCTTTCATGTATGGATTCTTATAAACTGTGTATCTGTTATTGATTGCACCAATTTTTTGAACACCAGCAGCAAATTCCATTTTAGTACCGTCTGTGTCTGCAGCAAATCCAGGAATAGATTCTAGGATAGTTGCAACAGCAGGACTAGTTACTAAGAAATTAGCACCACCTCTTAATGTTTTTTGGTGAATTTTGTTAGATACTTTTTGAAGTTTAGTTCCTAAAGTTTGGAACCACTCTCCTTGCGTATTATAATATCCGCCTGCATCAACATCTCTTCCTACAAATGCATTACCTGCATCATTTAAGAATTGATTAGATTGAGCTGACCAATATTCAGTTGTTACTGCACCATTGATTAACATATCTAATATTTCAAGATCAATTTCCATTGATACATATTCACTTAACATTGAAGTTAATTCAGCTTCAGCGTCAATTGAGTGATATGCATTTAAATCTTGAGCAAAT